ATCAAGCACTTGATTACCCATTGCCTTTGCCGAAAGAGGATGGCACATCTTGCCTGTTGCTCCTTATCAAAAGACACCATTCTTTCCCATTGCAACTCATGGATATAAGTCAGCCACAACTGACATTGAATCCATTGAGAAATGGTTCACTCGCGCACCGATGCTCAACATTGGCATCGCTTGCGCCCCTTCAAACTTAGTTGTCTTTGATATTGACTACCGAAACGGCGGAACAACTGAAGGTCTCAACCTAGAGACATTCACAGTTGCAACAGGCGATGGCTTGCATCTGTATTACACCGCCCCTGCCGATGCTAAGTTCAAGGGAAAATTGCGTGAAGGTGTTGACATCAAGCACAATGGATATGTCGTGGGCGCAGGATCATTGCACGAATCAGGCAAGTTCTATGAAGTCGTCAAAGACATCCAACCTGCACCAATGATGGAGTGGATATGAGTTGGATCAATGTGCTTGCAGTTCCCATTGTGGCACTTGTTGCAATGGGTTTTGGCAGGAAGCACATCTTTTGGTCAATCTGCGCCTTTTTCTTCGGCTTTTGGGTATTGATACCGCTTTTCTTGTTACCTAAGCGACCAAAAGCTGAACCTGAGATTCCAAAAATCTTTATCGCTCTTGCCGTGAATCATCACATTAAAAAGGAACTGAAAGGAATCAAATACCCATCCGACATTCTCTGAAAATGACAAAGAAATCCCCTTCACCATGACCGACCAATGGTGAAGGGGATTTCTTATTCGGCAAGCGCGAGAGCAATGCCTTCTTCAAGAGAAATTTTTGGTTCATATACTTGGAACATTTGAGTCGTACTTCCCACGCGGTATTCAACGCCTATGGGCGCATCAAGATTGTTTTTGATAGGGGCAAGATAACCTGCTTGCAACATGACCATTTCTGCCAACTCAATAAATGAGGTTGGGCGACCTGTGCAGATATTCATGACACCCACATCATTGATCACGGCTGCAAAAGTTGCGCCAACAACATCGTCAATGTGAACGAAGTCGCGTACCTGGGTTCCTCTGCCCCACACTTCAAATGGGTCTGCCTTGCGCTTGGCGCGTGCAATAAAGGATGGGAATGGGTAATCAAGTGCTTGATCTGAACCGTATCCGCTAAATGGTCGCAATACAGTTACCTTCAGACCTTCAGCTCGTGCATATGAGGCAAGCATTTCACCCGATAACTTTGCCCAACCATAAGTGAAGTCAGGTGTTCGAATATGTTCAAGATTGATGTCAATTTCGCGCAGTTTTTGTTGATATTGCAGTCTTTGCAAGAAGATTGGATAAGCCGCACTTGATGAGAAATAGACAATGTGCTTCGGGCGAGTTCTCAGCGCCCATTGGAACATATCTGCATCTATGGCAAGGTCAGAGGCAACTGACAGAGGGTTTCCCTCAATAGTCATTCGCCCACCGACAATCGCCGCGAGATGAATCACGATGTCAAACTGTGTGTTGTCAGTTGCAAAGAAATGTCGAACCTCTTTGCCATTTACTAGGTCAATGCCTGTGATGTCGTGGCGTTGTTTTGCAAGCGCACGATGAAATGCACGCCCAACAAAGCCGGCATCGCCTGTGATTAGAATTTTCATTATTGCCCCCACTCATACAAGTATTTATCATCACCCGATAAAGTCACAGATTTCTGTTGATCAACGGTGAAGATAAACCTATCATTCTCGTCTAAAGCTGCGCCAATATGACTTACCTGGTTGACAGGTTCAAGCAAATATGACTTGCGGATGGATTTGCCTTCAACGGCTGTATCGTAGAACTCATCATGAACAAAGCATGAGAATTGAATCCGTGGGTAAATCAGATTTCTCAGGAAGTCTTGATCTTGGGTGTAATAGTCCTTGATTTCAACAGACTCAATCAGAGCGCGAATGTCTTTGAACAAGGCAGATCGAACTGTGAACATACCTGCATTGATGGGGTAGTTGTGACCAATAGGGTGATCTTTCATGATGTGGGCATCTAGCCCTGACTCAATGAATTCCTCGTGCGCCTTGAATTCACGCAAAGACAGTCGAGCATCGGCATCACGGAAGGCAACAAAGTCATAATCTAGTTCACAAGCAAGAAAACGCCACAACTTGGCGGTGTGATCTTCAGGTGCATCTGTTTGAATAATCCGAACATTGGGAAACAGGCGAAGGGTTGAAACTACCCAGGAAGGCACCGATTGACCCACAAAGAAGATGAGGTCATATTCCTCATCCAAAATCTGTTGAGCGATGATGGCGTTCTTGATTGCGCCAACAGAGTATCGAAGGTCTGACCCATACAAAGAAAAGGATATTGCCTGTTTCATTTGCGAAGTTTCTTCAGTAAGACCTGATATGCCTCTGATTCAATGTAGTTTTTGTACGCAAGAGCATCGGCAGAATAAACTTCTTGCGCGTTGACCTCACGATAGCCCTCATCCCATTCAGCTTTTCCTGCAACGGGGTGCATATGCTCAACAATGACATCTTCAAGGTAGGTCAAAGAGCCTAAATCCTCGCCCAATTTCTTCCAAAAGTTGTCCAGGTAAAGATGCTTCATATTTGGTGGCACCATGCCATCAAGTGCGCCAACAATGTCTGATGTCATTGAGACCATTGTTGGAAGGCGCTTGCCTTGAAATAGGTCGTTGCCGTAGGCAAGTGACGGTGCCTGTTGCAACGCCTCAATCAGTTTCACATCCCAATCGGCGGTGCGTGGGCGGTGGTCATCGCCAACGAAGGTGAAATACTTGTATTTGTCTTGATATTTGCGTGCCACATAGTTGAGTGGCTTTGCCATGCCTCGTGAATCATTGTTGCAGGTGATCACATAGTCATCGCCTAATTCAAAGACATATTCATCTGCCTTTGGGTCGTCATAGTCCACAATGAAGAGCAATCGTGAGGCAGATGACAGGTCATCGTGACAGGCTAAAAGTTCAATGGCGTTTTGTGGTCGCCCACGAGTTGGAACAAGCGTGATCATTTCCATCGTGATTCAATCTCCCCTGCAATCGCGGCATATGCTGCCAAATCTACAAATGAATCCTCGTGGTCAGGTGTCTCAATCAAGCGAGCTATTTTCACAAGACATAAACACAAAGCGACCTGTGAAGGTGTTATCTCAGTTTCAAGATACACGCTCCACAGGTCGGCGATGCGTTTGTGATTTACATACGGTGATCCATAGTTTTTTTGACGATCAGTATGTGTGAGGCGTTTTGCCTCATCTAAAATTTCCCCCCGATTCATTTTTACTTGCTTCCTCTGCCAAATTCTGTTGACTTGGAATCAAGCGCCTTCAAGACAGGTCCGGCAACTGCTGCCAATCCTGCTGCAAGGTAATTCTTCACAGGTTGATTGGGGTCTGCAAGATATAAAGCTGCAACGGCTGCTGCTGCTGCACGAAGATATGTCTTTGCAATTGCTTCAAGTTTTACTTTGTCAAACATCATTACTCCTTAAAGGTAGGCTTGCCGAATCCAACGATGAACACGGGCAAGGATGGCTTGAGTTTCCCACGATTGTTCTTCTTATAGGCGCGAACCTTACGGCAAACTTGACCGCCATTGCGCTGATCGCCCTTTTTATCAGGTGCCGTGTTGCCCTCAATTGTCACGACAGTTCCATCATCTCGAACCTGCAAAACGATGCCGACATGAGAAATCCGGTTGACATTATCTCCTGGGAAATCAAAGAAGGCGATGTCACCTGGCAGGGGCGTTGCAACCTCGGCATCTTCCCACTTGCCTTTTGCTTGGAAGGCTTCTGCCCCTGACGGGGTGAATGTGCAGTTGGGGATTGAGGTCACTTTTGCTTGTTTTGCCACCCACATAACGAAGGCTCCGCACCATGCTTGGTTTGCCTTTTGATAGTGAGTTTGATTTTCAGCAGGGCCTTCAATGAAGCCTTCTTCGCCTCGTGCCACATCAAGAAACTTATTGAGTTGAGCTGACATTGTTCTCCCCTTGTTTTGGTTTTGATTTGAGTCCATTTGCAGAGACTATCCCTGCCAAAGTTCCTGTGAGAAAGACCGTCAATGTTGCAACTAGGTCAATGAAGGCTGCATCATTGGGTGCTTGCTTCATCGGTTGGGTGACAAATACCAACGCCCAAAGGAGCGCAAATACTGATCCTGCAAAGACGATTGCAAGCATGATTCCTATGCTGACAACAAGTCGAGCGTGTAATTCTTCAGGTGTGTATCGGTCACGGCGTTTCATCAAATATCTCCGGAAGTAGGTCAGAGGTGCAGGTTCCTGTGATGTCGCATTGCGGTTTGTTGCATTCAGGTTTTTCCCAATTTTCAAACTCTTGGCAAGGGTAGCGAACCCAACCTTGATAACTGCAACTGCTAAGAGTTAGAGCGAGAAAGAAGGATGCGATAAATCTCTTCAACCTGTCGCTCCAATCGTGCAACTGAATCCTTCATGCTTGAACCGCCATTTGGTTTCAATTCATTCAGGTAATGCTTGACAAGCCATCGAGTGATCGCAAGGAATGCTCCACCGATTGTCAAAAGAGAAACTGTAAGCGCTGCCCAATCCTGCGCTGTCATTTGCCAATAGCCATCACTTGCATGATCACGGTTCCTGAACTTGTAATTGCCCAGATTCCGTTTGCCTTATTTTCAACAGTCAATTTGTCACCATTGTCAATGCGGTATCCGGTTGATGTTGTCACATCGCTATTGCCTAAGAAGCAAGTGCCGCTTGAGCTGTGAAGATAGACCATCTCTGCTTCTTGGGTTGCGTCAACAAGTGCTGTTGGCGATGTGGTGATGGTGACTTGGCGTGTGGAAATGCCCATTATGACTCCTTGATTGTTCGGGGAAGAGTTAGCCTAGAAGAGCTGAAACTTCATCGGCGGTCAGGCCAAGTGCTGCAAGTTTGCCTTCGGCGCTTGCTTTGGCTGCTGCCTTTGCTGCTGCCTCTGCTTCTTCTGCCGCCTTAGCATCGGCGAATGCCTGGGCATCTGCCTGTCGCTGCGCCACTTCTTCTGCGGTCAGTTCAACCTCTAAGGTTTCCCCGGTTTCGCAATTGACGATGATCTTTGTGTCTGTCATTTGGTTTCTCCTTATGAGTTCTTGATGCCGTAAAGCGTAGCGGTTGTGTATTGAACCCAGTTGGTTGAATCTGCTGGGTAAATAGTTATTCCAGTTATTGCAGCCGTGCCTGTCCATAGACCTGCAAAAATGCCTGAAAAATAATCAGATGCGCTGTTGTTTTCTGCCACCGAGTCGGCACTATAAGTTTTTTGATTTGCGCTTAGATAATTTGGTATGTAAATTGAAGTATTAGAAAAAGTTGAAGCGGTGTAGCCAGAATATGTTGCATAACCACCACCGCCTTGATCGTTCGTGTAATTTACTGAAGCTCCTGAACCATAATGAAGCAGAATTCTGCGATAGTAATTGGTTTGTGTTGTATCTGAGTTAAACTGAAGATTCACAGTTGGGTTTGATCCAGTCAGACGATTGCTCGTCATTAAAACTAAATCTGTGTATGTCGCTGGGATACTACTAAAAGCCATAGTAGCAGCGCCACCTGCTCCGACTGTAACGGATGCAATCTTGATAAATGTATCAGGCATTATTTACGCCGCCTTTATTCCGTAGAGTGTTGCAGTAGTGCCAACTTGAAAAGAACCACCACTAAACATCAACAAATTGATCGCATTGATTGCAGC